TTGCCGGCGTACGCCACATTTAACCCCTTGTTTGCCGGAAAAGGCTTTGGGGTCTAGCGACTGACTGAGGATGGGGGCTTCGGCCCCCTGATTCTTTATGGCAAAACCAAGTAAAGGCAAGGCTAAGGTAAAGGTCACCGCATCCGGCAAGAAGGTCTCTTATGGCCAAGCCGGGAAGGCAAAGGGTGGCGGTTCACGAGTTCGCCCTGGTACAAAAAAGGGTGACGCATATTGTGCTCGATCAGCCGGTCAGATGAAAGATCATCCAGAAGCTGCACGGGACCCCAACAGCCCATTACGACTATCCAGAAAGCGCTGGAAGTGTAAAGGTAAGAAGAGTGCAAAATATGAGTGACGGTCTATACGCTAATATTCACAAAAAGAAAAAACGACAAAAGCGCCAAAAGGCCGAGGGACGAACAGTGGAGAGAACTAGATCCCCTGGCGCCCCAGGAGCACCAACAGCAGGTGCATTTCGCGCAGCGGCAAGAGCAGCTAACCGAAATAAAATTACATTGGAATGAGGTGATTTATGCCAGATATAGATGGAAAGAAATTCCCATACACCAAAGAAGGCATGGCTGCGGCTGAAAAGGCCCGAAAGAAGAAGAACAAAAAGAAGCCTAAACCCATAAATAGAAGCGGGAATAAATACGAGTAATGGCTACTGTCGCTCAGGTCGCAAAGGCGGCACTACAACGAATTCTAGTCCAGGCATCTGAAGCCCCATTAGAGGCTGACGAGTACCAGGACTTTATCTTCGCCATGAATAACTACATGGCACAGCTCGACGCATCCGGGATAAGTCTGGGTTATACCGTCGTCACAGATCTAGGTGACCAGGTAACTATCCCAACTGGTGCGCTTCGAGGACTAATTGCCAACCTGGCGATTGAGGTCTCACCCGACTACGGCGGTGTAATCTCAGACGGCCTGGTAAGGGCTGCGCGTGATGGATTCCAGACCATGAGGTTATTGGGACAACGTATAGCAGCAACTAAGAACCCATCTACCCTGCCCGTCGGCTCAGGCAACGAGGACACGGTGTACGGTTACCCAGGACACTTCTACGACGCCTCAGAGGCAGAGATACTTGCCGAGACAACTGGCGCAATTGGTTTGGAGCTAAATACTAATGGTGGATAGAGCGCAGGGCAGGAAGAAAAGCGAGTTTGTCCAACAGAGCACGGTCCTGGCTAATAGCTACCTGGACTATGTTGTTAATGGCACAAACTACAAGATCAGCTACGACAACTTTGTGAGCGGCTTGGGTGTTACCGGGACCATTGTGCAGGAAGGTGCTGTCACCGGCACGGCTATCCTGGACGTTGATGGCACTGTCAATCAGATCCGTAACCTTGAAGCAGGACCAGGTATAGTGACCTCAGTATCCGCTGAGAACGGCGCCAAGATTAGCCACAACTTCACGGCTAACGCTGACGGCCTCCCGATCCTCTTGAACACAACAGCAGCATCTCCGACAATTGCAAGCATTGTCGCTGGATCAGGTATTAGCGTCCAAGCAGTGAATGCTGGTGGCATTCAGATAACGTCTATTGCTGATGAAATAAACGCGCAAGTGTCTATGCACGGTAATTCAACTGCCACGACAATCTCTACTCAAAATGTACCTGTAAAAGCCGCAGGGACATTTGTAGCTGGAACTTTTTCTAGTTTTACAGTAGATACGACAGGCAAGCTGACTTACACAGGATCCACGACGACTACAGTTCTTTTGACGGCTTCTGTGACTCTGGATGTTGTCGGGACAAATCAAAATCTGACAGTGCATTTAGCAAAAAATGGCACTGTTATCTCTGCCGCTAAAATCTCCAGATTAGTGTCCGCATCTAATACGGCTAACCTGGGAGTTTTTTACAACGTCTCCGTGGCTACGTCTGATTATCTTGAAGTTTTTGTTTCCAACGGCACAGGCACAAATAATATAACCGTAACGGATTGTCTCTTCGGAGTATCTTAGATGCCAGTAACCCAGCTACCTATAGCGAACGGCTTCTATGTAAGTGACTCTCTGCCGATCTCAGCGCAAGAGTGCACCAACTGGTATCCAAACATCGCCCAGGGGCAAGCACTAAGCCAGGAGACGTTATTCGGCACTCCAGGGCTTACGCAACTTGCAACATCTGGAACCCTGGACAACGAGAACCGGGGCGGTCACGAGATGGCCGGCAAGCCCTACTTCGTTAACGGAACCAGGTTATATCGCCTGGACGAAACGGTTACGGATGGTGTTGCGACATACACCCTCACTTTCATAGGTGAGATAGAAGGCACTGGCAGGTTATCGATGGCAGATAACGGCACTCAACTTATGATCCTGGCCCCTGGTGGGAACGGGTATATCTATAACCATGTGGCCGATACATTTGCCCAGATAACAGACACGGACTTTACAGCTAATGGAGCTCCTCAATTCGTCGTATTTATTGATGGCTATTTTCTGGTTACCACAGATTCCAAGAAGTTCATTGTTTCCGCAATCAACGACGGACTCTCGTACAACGCCCTAGACTTTGGCACGGCTGAATCGGACCCGGACGACATTGTTGCCCCGGTGGTCTATAAGAATCAGCTATTCATCTCTGGCGGTGAGACCTTTGAGGCTTTCCAGAATATCGGTGGCGCTGACTTCCCGTTTAGCAGGACAGGACTATTCCTCCAGAAAGGATGCTACTCGCCATTCTCTCTAGTTAACGCCCAGGACACGTTTATGTGGGTTGGCGGCGGGGAGAACGAGGGGCCGGCCATCTGGGCTCTTAACGGTAACAGTACAGTCAAGATATCAACGACTGCGATAGACTCTTTACTGTCTACACTCACAGAGACCGCTATAGCGAATATCTACTCATGGGCGTACGCAAGCAAGGGAGCATACTTTATAGGCTTCTCACTGCCCTCTACAACGCTTGTATACGATACGACATCTCAGAGGTGGCACGAGAGAAAATCTCTCTTAGACGGCTCCCTAGGAGCTCTCAGGGTGTCCTCGATCGTTAAGGCTTACAACAAGGTTATCTGCGGTGACGTTATTGACGGCAGGATTGGCGAGCTAAACCCGGACGTGTACACAGAGTACGAGAATATAATCATTAGGCGCGTCGCTACACAGCCCTTTCAGAACAATATGCAGTCGGTGTTTTTCCCTACGCTAGAGCTCACTGTTGAATCAGGCGTGGGCAACACTGACGCCCCTGACCCTCAGATCACGCTAGAGAGAAGCAAGGACGGCAAGACCTGGAGCGGACCTATCTCTCGCAGCATAGGCAAGATTGGCGAGTACAGTCGCAGGGCTATATGGCGCAGGAACGGTAGGGCTTCCAGGTTCGAGATATTCAGGTTCACTCTAACGGATGCGGTCAAGCCTGTAATAATACAGTTAACCGCTAATATTATTGGTGGTGATAAGTGACAGGCCCTAGGCTTAACCAGGCGCAGCCTATCGTCCAACCTGATGGGACTATGGCTCAACCGTTTAGACAGTTTACCCAGGACGCAAGCCTAAGCATCCCTATCGTGGGAGTGGGCTCGCCAGAGGGTGTGGTAGAGGCCAGGCAGTACAGTTTGTACATAAACTCTACTGGGTCCACAGGATCGATAGAGTACAGGAAGATGCAGCCTGAGATTGGCGGCGATACCTCGCAGGGATGGGTCGCAGTCTAAGTATGCTAAAATTAACTAAATTAAGTAGGGCGATAAAATGGATCCGTTAACTATTGCAATGACCGCAGCAAGTCTTGGTGGTTCGATACTGGGCAATAAAGCTCAGAAGGATGCAGCGAAGGAAGCTGAGGCTCAGCGCCAGGCTAACATGGGATTAATCCAGCAGTACGGCAGCAGGGCGATTCAAGCTCTTACTCCTGGCTACCAGACTGCTCAAGGCATTCGACAGCAATCTCTTGATCAGAATCTAGGCTTAGCTGGATCCACGTTCCGCCCTATGATCGAGCAGGTCCAGACTGGTGATTACATGGGGCAGCAAGCTCTTCTGGCAGGGCTTATGGGGCAGCGTTCAGCTATCCTTGGTGATCCTATCAATTATGGCAACCTGCAAGCTCAGAGCGTCCCAGTAAACTACGGGGCCCTATCTGGCCTGACTTCACCTCAAGGTTTAGAGTTTCAGCCTATAGAGGCTCCAGACTTTGGTGATACAGCTCAGACAACCTTTACTGCGTTTGACACGCAACAGTATTTGGCCGCAAACCCAGACATTGCAGCAGACTACCAAGCAAAAAAATCAGAATTACTGGCTGGTGGAGACCCTCAATTCCGCACCGAGGAAGGTTACGCCAAGTGGCATTACGATAACTACGGCAAGGCAGAAGGGCGTCCGACTTCGGTTGATTCGGCTCAGGCGCCGGCAGCTACTCAAGCGGTATTTAGCTCGGAGCAGGTCGCAAGAGCAATAAGCAACATGGGAGGTCAACCATGAGTATAGCGCGTCTTCAGGGGCTACCAACAGGTGGTAACTACACAGCCGAGACGGTTGATAAAGTAAAAGACCTTCTCAACTCTGGCGCGGTAGATGTTAATGATGTCTCCCAATATTTCAGCGTGCCTAAATCTTTAGTGATTCAAAGCCTTACGGGTATATCTCCCCAAGCCTTTACGGGTAACACACTAACAGCCGATCAGGTTGATGCGGTTGAGAAGCTTGTCAGCACAGGTGTGGCGAGCACGGGTGATGTGTCTGAATACTTCCAGGCTCCTACAGAGGTGGTTGAGCGGCACTTAAGGGATATTAGAGGATACAACCCAGCGCAGATAGCAGAGGCCCAGGCCGGACTACCTATATCTCCAGCGGCTCAGCCGGCAGCTGAGGTGGCACCTACCCCGGCACCTACCCCAGCAGCTACCCCGGCGCCTACTCCGGCAGCTACCCAGACAGCTATTCCGGCAGCTACCCCAGCAGCTACGCCAGCGGTCACCCCTGCGCCTACCCCGACGCCTATGCCAACTATGGCAACAACGCAGTACGCTACAGGAAGCGAGATCCCTACTGGCTTGCGTGGCTCAGAGATGGCTCTCAAGGGTGGTGCTACTGGCGCGATAGAGATGCTAGACCAGCTGAATCGAGTGGGTCGTGAAGATCTAACCACGCGATACAAAACTGGTTTAGAGCAAGCACGGGCAGCGGCAGATACTGCTACTGGTTACATGGATCCCTACCAAACAGCCGGCCAGACTGCTCTACAGCAGCAGATGGCTTTATCAGGAGCTCTAGGCCAGGACGCATTTGACCAGGCTTACCAAGAATCACCGCAGATGGCGTTCCTGCGCGAGCAGGGTATGAGAGCAAATCTATCGGGTGCTGCGGCTACTGGTGGATTAGGTGGCGGCAATGTCCAAAAGGAATTGCAACGCTTTGGGCAAGGTCTAGCCTCGCAAGGCTTACAACAGCAGATCGGCAATCTAAACACGCTCTCTGGCCAAGGAATGAATGCGGCAGGGACTATGGCAAACATCGCCACGGGCCTGGGAGGGCAGGAGCTAAGCACTAATGTTGGCTTAGGGAATCAACTTGCACAGTATAATTTATCTACAGGCCTTCCAGCAGTATCACAAATTGGAAATCTCGGAGTTAATTTAGCAACGGGAAGATCTCAAGCAGGACGAGACCTAGCAAACCAATACGGGGCAACGGCCACAGCTTTAGGTAATGTTTATTCAAGTCAAGGTCGTGATGTTGCGTCTATGATGGACGAACAGCGTCGAATGATTATGGACGCCGTGAGCAATGGAGCAATGACAGAGGCCCAAGCTCAAGAGGCATTCTCTACAAACATGGCTAACCTGCAATCAGGAGTAGGTAGTCAGCTTTCCGGTGTGCCGAATGCACCTATATTTGCTCCTGATTACGGTACGCAAATAGGAAATGCATTCCAAGCTGGCGGTGTGGGCGCATACTTAAGTGGACAGCAGAAAAACACTCCTGCGCCTGTTTCAACATCTACGCCAATCTACCCTAATCAACCTATTGGGTTTTCAGTAATGGGACTAACAGGATTTTAACATGGCAGACCTATCTACAGCCCTACAGGGCATAGGCGCGGCATTCAAAGGCCAGGCCCCTCAGTTCATGCAGCAGCAGCAACAGCGGCAGCAGATGGAACGCGCCCAGATGTTGCAGAACGAGGACCTGGCAGAGAAGCGCAGGATGACTATGTTTAAGGACGCTGCGATGATGAGGGCCAACCCAGAGATGGCTGGCTCTATACTCCAGGACCGCATGGCTCAGATACAGCGATTTAATGATATGGGCGTCCCGGTAGATCCTAGACACACCCAAGAGATGATGCAGCTCTATCAGTCTGGCGACATGAATGCGTTCAGTGGATACCTGGATAACGTAATCAGATCCGGTCAGTCTATCGGTGCGATAGCTAAGCCGGCAGCTCCGACGGCTTACGATCCAGGCCAGATGATTCGTATGCCTGATGGTTCATTTAAGGCAGTGCCCGTTCCTGAAGGCTACGTTGATCCGGACGAGCTAAAGACAGAGCGGGGGAAGATATCTGGTGAAGCGATTAAGATTAGGTCTATAGCGCGCGATGCATTAGATGGCTACAACAAATTAGATAGTCTTGCTCAGGCGGTGAGAAATGCCCAAGTGACTGGCGCGAGCGATGAGGTAAGGAGGGCGGGTAGAACCGCTCTTGGTACAATTCAAACCTTAATGGCTCGCATGGCAAGCCCTGGCGTGGTTACCGAGCAAGACTTCAGGACCCAAGCCGGCGCAACTAGCTTGAGATCTGAAATCATTAACAAGCTAACTACTTTGGGTGAGAATGACACTAACCTGGCGGCAGTAATGGCCTCGTTTGATCCAACCAACCCCGAGAGCGTAGATGTGGACCTTATTATCGATCAAGCAAGGTCTATGACAAAAGGAACAGCAACAGGTCTACTGAATGACTTTGCTGGGCTGAGAAGCATTTCCGATACATTTAATTTCTCAGATAGTTTTAAGACTGCATACTTTGGCGGTCAGTCTGCGAGAAACCTTGGAAGACTTGGACAGATTGCTGATCCTAACTTTGATTCTAAGAGCTACTTCCAGAATCCTACTGAGTATTTAGACAAGCAAGAACAGGCTCTAGCGGCTCAACCTGCAATGCAGACACCTGGTCAGCAATCTATGCCTGGCACCCCAGTGTATGAAAGCCAAGCAGAAGCTCAGGCAGCAGGTGAGCGTGGCGAATTTAATGCTGGCGACGTTATCGTTATTAATGGCGTAAAAATGACAGTAGGACAATAAAATGCCCCAATTTACATTTACACCAGTAGGTGACGAGCCAGGACAAGCCGCACCAGGTCCTCGCCAGATAACTCCTATTGATGAGAGTAATATGGTTGCCGGGCGCGAGCAGTTCGCTTCTGGTGGAGCTCCTATGTTTGCTGGAGCGCCTACGCAAGCTATGCAGTTTGGTCAGCCTACCAATAAGAGGCCTCTTACGTTTACGCCTACGCTTACAGCAGAGCAGGTAAGAGATGTTCCGGAGCTTAGGCCTTTACCTGGACAGATGGCTCAACTGTTGCCGGAAGCCCCGACAGGTGTCCCTACTGGCCTGGCTGCTTTACAGGCGGTGACGCTTAATCCCCAAGAGATGCGCGACATGCTTGTTGCGATCGACTCAAAGATTGAGGTGAATGTCGGCCCCGAAGGAGGCTTATACGTTAACCAACCCGGCGGCGAGCGGTTTGTTATTAACAAGCCGGGATTCACTACCCAGGACGCTATTGGCTTAGGCACTAATGTTGCTATGGGTGTAGGAACAGGGCTTGGAGGTAACGCAGCACGACGAGTGGCTTATGAGGCATTGCTCCAGACAATGATTGAAGGCAGCCAAAAACTAGCCGGCGGAGAGTTTAATGCAGAGGAGATTGGTCTCAGCGTATTAGGTTCGGCTGCGAGTGAGGTTCCTGGTCTAGTAAGAAGATCCACAGCAGCAGATCCTGTTAGACAAAGGGCTATGCAGCAAGGAGAATTACCAGAAACAGCCGAAACAATGGCCACAATGTCAGAAGCGACATCAATCCCCCAGGTTGGGGTCCAGGCAGAAAGAATGGAGGGTATCGTACAGCCAGACCCGGTTAAGGTTCGTGCTGCTCAGGAGCTTGGATTGGAAGAGGTCGTGCCTCCAAGGGTTATATCTGGCAATCCTCAGTACGTTGAAATAGAGAACGCCCTGGTTAATATACCTGGCACTCAATTAGCAAACTCAGAGAAGGACTTCCTCAGAGGCCTTTTAGATAAGACAACAGAATTCGTTGAGATGTATGGTGGCCGAGGTGCGACCGATCTACCTGGTATGACAGAGACAGTCAGAACCTCAATAGAAGAAACTCTTGAGTCAATGACGGCTAAGTCTAACGAGCTCTATGATCAGCTCGCAGAATTAGTACCAGCTAGGACAAAGATCGTTGGCACAGATGCTTTGGATAAATTGCGTAAAGATATTCGCGCAGTGGCCATTGATATGGGCGGTATTAGTAGACTTTCTAAATTAGAGCAAGACATATACAAAGAGCTTGCGAAGTCTAGAACGGGTCGCCCAATGCCATACGCTCGATTAGATGCGTTAAGAATGGATGTCGGGGAAAGACTAGGAACCGCCACTAAAGGGATTGTTGCTGGAGATGCTAACAGCTATCAGTTAAGCAGATTGTACTCAGCTTTGACGGAAGCACAGGACTCGGTAATCGCAGATGTCGCCGGGGAAGAAGCGTCTAACATGTGGACTCTAGCTAAATCTCTTGTATCAGAGAGAAAGCAGTACGAAGACGTGGTTCTCAAGGTCGCTGGTAAAGAAGGAAATAAAGCTATAATCCCTAATCTTGCCAATGCGATAAATCAAATGGCCAGTGGAAAGCTTGATCAATTCAAGCAAATAATGTCTGCCATACCAGAACCACAGAGAGCCCAGGCGATAGCCTCTGCGATGGTGAATGTTTTTGGCGGGACAACTGCTCAAGGTATTGCGCCAGGGAAATTTGGTACTACCTGGAGAAGTATAACCAGGAACAAGACCGCTAGGGATGAGCTGTTAAAATACCTTCCCGAAGATGCGCCTCAATTCCTGGATAACCTTGGGACAATATTAAGGTCTTATGCAGACGCAAAGGCATTACCCAGAACCGGGGCGATTAATGCGCTTGAAAGATACAACAGCGATGGCGGCATGGTTCAGAGATTGCTTCCTTATCTAATTGGATCTAGAGGAAACATGCTAACAAACGTCATGGAGTCAGGAACGGATGCGGCGGCAAATGCCCAGCAGAGAGCTGCGGCTGACATGATGGGCAACCCTAACTTCAAGCGCATGATGACAAGGAAGGCTCGAGGAGAGCCCGTTGATAGGCTTGAAGATAACTTTATGAAAAGTGCTCCATTCATTGCATGGACACAAACCGTGCCGGCAGATATCAAGACGCGAGTATTATCACTAGGCATTGCCGAATATCTATTTGAAGACGGCTCACAAATACCAGGTATGGGAGAGAATAACTAATGGCTCGATTTGGCGATTTAGACACACAGTACCTGGACGACGCTGGCGATCCATTAGTCAACGGCAAGGTCTACTTCTATGAGAGTGGCACGACTACCCTCAAGACTACCTTTGCGGACGTTAACCAATCGATCCCCAATACTAACCCGGTGATCTTAACTGCGGCTGGACGACAGCCAAACATCTTCTTTGACGGTGTGGCCAAGGCTATCCTGACCACGAGCTCAGATGTACAGATCTTAGTACGGGACCCTGTAGGTGAGACTGCTACCGACTTCGGTGATGAGTGGGTGGCCACTAAGATCTACAGTGCCAATGATGTGGTCCTGGGGTCCGATGGGGTGTTCTATCGATCTTTACAGAACGGCAACCAGAACAACAACCCGGTAACGAGCTCAGGATTCTGGACGCTCCTCTACTCTGTCGAGTGGAACCAGGGCATCACTTACCAAGTAGGTGCGATGGTTACCTATAACGGTGAACAGTACCAATCTCTACAAGGCACTAACCTAAACCAGAACCCATCTACTCAGACTGCTTACTGGGTATTGCTCAGTTTTGCATGGCTAGCTACGGCGACTTATGCAGAGGATCAGAACGCAGTCGGTACAGATGGTGTTTTATATACCTCTCTCCAAAACTCTAACACTGGCAACGATCCTGCAACCTCACCTGCTTACTGGGTGGGTACAAGTGCGGCGGCTGCTGCAAGCGCGACTGCTGCGGCTTCTAGTGCAACTGCGGCTGCTTCTTCGGCTACTGCTGCTGCGACATCAGCCACGGCGAGTGCAACATCGGCCACAGCGAGCGCTACCTCAGCCACGGCTTCTGATACTGCAAGAGCCGCTTCTGTTGTAGCAAAGGATGCTGCCGTTGTTGCAAAGGATGCTGCGGTTGTCGCAAAAACTGCGGCTGAAACAGCAGAGACTAACGCTGAGACAGCAGAGACAAATAGTGCAAATTCTGCTGCGGCTAGTGCTACATCTGCTGCGGCATCTTTGGTTTCTCAGAACGCTTCGGCGGCAAGCGCTACTGCTGCGGCTTCAAGCGCATCATCTGCTTCTACTAGCAGCTCTACGGCGACAACTAAAGCTGCTGAATCTGCGACAAGTGCTGCGGCGGCTTTGGTTTCTCAAAATTCAGCAAGCACTAGCGCCTCTACTGCAACAACTCAGGCAGGAATAGCAACGACTAAGGCTAGCGAATCTGCTACCAGTGCGACAGCTAGTGCGTCATCAGCCACAGCAGCGGCGGGTTCAGCTACTTCAGCGGCAACTTCGGCAACTGACGCAGCGGCATCTCTGGATGAGTTTACTGATATTTACCTTGGCGCTAAGTCCACAGCTCCTACGGTGGACAATGACGGCAACCCATTGCAAGCAGGTGCGTTATATTTCAACACTGTGTCTAACACGATGTTCGTCTATTCAGGCTCTTCTTGGGCAGCGGCAGGCAGTGCAGTAAACGGTACAGCGGAGCGTCAAGAGTATGTCGCCACATCTGGACAGACCAACTTCGCAGCCACTTACGATGTTGGCTTTGTAGATGTCTACCTAAACGGCTCTAAGCTAATCCCGACTACGGACTTCACAGCCACTAACGGCGCTACAGTCATACTGACCACCGGAGCAGTTACAGGCGATAACGTCTCTATTATTGCTTACGGTGCGTTTAATGTTGCTGACGTGTACACACAGGCGCAAAGCAATGCTCGTTACACGCAGATAGCCAATAACCTCTCAGACGTAACTGCGGTTACAGCGCGCACCAACTTAGGCTTAGTCA